TTCCTTTACCTCCGTTCATCTTTTCTGTATGTATTATATACATAATAAAAATCATTATAATTAATTTTCATCAAATGAAATAATTTTTTCACAATGTGAAACAAAAAAGCGCTTAATACCTAATAATATAAACAGTTACTGGAATGATGTTACTGATTTGTTACTAGTTGAGCACCTACTTAGTGGCACATCATATATTTATAACGCTCATTCTAACACTTATTTAACGCTCACTTATGATTCTAATTTTATGGCTTAATAAGCCATTTTTTTATTTTTTGATAAGTTCTAACGCTCATTTTGAGTGTTAGAAAAGAATATCATTAATTATTATATAAAATTTATGTATATTATCAATATAATGCTTTACATATACGTACGTATATGGTATAATATATATGTAAGGAGGTGATAGAAATGAGCAAAAAGAAAAAAGCTAGAAATCAAAAAATCTGTTTAGCCGACAAGATAATGATTTTTCTAGCTTTGATTCAAATAGTGCTAACTATCATTAGTATAGTACTATAATTAAGGAGTGGGCTTCGGCCCTTCCTTAATTCCATTATATATCTAAATGTAAAGGAGTCAATGTTTATGACAGAAAAAGGAAAAATGATTGTTATCGTATTACTTTCAATTAACATCATTCTCACATTAATATCAATACTAATCAAATAAAGGAGTTGTTATCATGAATGATAAATATAAGGCGCAAAAGAAATATGCAAAAGCCAATATTAAAAAACTCAGTTGTTCATATCCTAGCGAATTTGTAGAAGAATTTAGAGATGCTTGCAACAAATTAGGAATCAAACAATCTGAAGTTATAAGAAAAACAATGGAAGCAGTTATTGAGAACGCAAAAAAGGACCAGAGCAACTAAGCCCTGGTCTTTTCTTATGAATATAAATTGTTGTGTAGTTGAGATTTAGTCGAAATTAAGTCGAAATTAAGTCGAGTATAGTCAACATCTTTATGAATAAACTCATAATAAAACTTAAATTAGACTTTTTTCAAGTATCTTTTAGCAACCCATCCACTAGGAATCTTTGCCCAATCTCCATCGAATTTAGACACAGTAACACGAGTGCCATAATTTAGACAGCCGTCCTTGTCGTAATCGTGAGCCTTAGCGTTCTTAGTTAATTCATTGTATGTTTTTCTTCTATATCCTGCGCCCGGTCCTGTTCTGACACTTAAATCACTAGCAGTAATCATATAAGTACCTAAAGTGCTAGATGCATTGCTCTGTGGCTTAGGTGTAGGAGTTTCAACATGTTCGTTTACACTCTTATTTAAGATACCCTCTACAATTGCCTTTGCACATAAGTCACTATTCCACTTCACTTTATCAATAGCGTTGTCAACAAAGCAACACTCAACTAGAAGTGCTGGAGAATTAGTCTTTCTCAACACATATAACTTAGTAGATGTTTTAACACCTCTGTTTCTAATGCCTAGAGTGTTAGAAATATTCTTGACGATTCTTTCAGCTTCATCTTTGGCTTTTGAGTTGTCGCTATAGACATATACCTCTGTACCTGTTCCGCCTCCAGCGTTGAGATGAATAGAGACATCTAAGTCAACCTTATGATCATTACACTTATTTACAATTGCTTTTAAGTTAGAATTCTGGTCTTTTCCATTATCATCAGTACAGTCATATACTGTATGTCCGTTTGCTCTTAGCAACTCAATGACTTTATTTTTAACTTTTCTGTCTTCATTGACTTCGTCTAATAATCCACTTGCTCCACGACATTTTAAGCTATGTCCACCATGTACGTTAAAATTCATATTTTATACCTTCTTTCTTATTATAATTCAATTCCTTCGATTTCTGCTCTAATCTTTAGAGTGCGAATATAATTTCCTAAATGCTTTTTCTGCTCTTTTAATAGATCAAGTGAACATCTAGGAATGAATGTTAAGGTACGTGCCTCATACTTGACAGTAATATCATCTAATTTGTCATATCTGATTTTAGCCTGCCAGTATTCTGCCTTAAATCTATCCTTATAATCAGAACTGTTCATTAGTTCTACTGTGTCTTGTAATTCCATTGTTTAATCCTCCACCTTAATACATCTGTTTTCTAATTTATGATAGGCATCAAAGTATAATTCTTTTTTGTCTCCATTATAAGTTGCTTCAAAATACATACCGTCTGAAAGTGTAGTTGATAACAGCGCCTTGTTGTTTTGAAGTGTCTTGCACACCCACACAACATAGATATCGAAATCCTGTGGATCTTCTAGATGTTCGTTTGTATATCTTCTTACTTCTTCGGTTGCAATCTTTAAAAATTCATCATTACCCATAATTATTCTCCTTTGTTAATTGCGTTTTCTGCTACTTCTAAGCCTTTAGTTAAAACTGATGGTACGTTGTCACCGGATTCCACAAAGTTCTCTAGAATGCTTCTTAATTCATTAATAATAAGTGATGCTAGCGTAAACCACCCAACATAAGTAGTAATTGTTAAATCGACATTGATTGTCTGACCAATCTCGATGAAGATTGCAGAGGCAAGGAATGCTACTAGCACCATTAGCCAGTACCCCAACTTTTTCCATACACCACGCACTCCTTTTGCTGAATTTTCTTTGCCTGTTAATCTAGACTTTCTAATTCCTGTGATGTAGTCGATGATGTTTAATGTCAAAAAGCCTACGAATAAAAACCAGTGTGTGCCTAATGCAGCAGTCAATACTGCTACAATAGTGCCTCCGATAGCGTTAATCGCATCCATGTATTTTAATGATGTATCATATAATTTCATATTTCTTTCTCCTTTTTAAGCATATGAGTACGTATAAAAACCGCAAATATAAACGTTGCTTATATTATTTCTTAGCGAAGTCAAAGTAAAATTACCTTTTGTGCCATCGTTGGTTACAGGGTAATATCTGATGACTAGCCCAGCGTCTGCAGCAGAGTTTGCTATAGGAATAAACATATTACCTTTTGGCTTTTTATCAGCTGGAAATCCTGTCCACATGTACCCAGCTGTATTCCCTCCGATTGTGGCGTTTACTACGCCATCCCAGTTTAATTCACATAACCTCAAGGCGCTATTATATCTGTATTGCAGCTTGATACCACATGCATTAGTTCCACAAGAGATCCAATCAGACCAGCCAATAACTCTATGCTGTATCTTCTTATCAGTGAGCACGGGCACCCACGTATCTACTTGATTCTCTGTATCAAAGTCAAATACATACCCATTAAATGATTGTGCTTCAAGAGGCATATCCACCTTTAACTTACCACTCTCTGCCTTGCATCCAACTCCAATTCCTTTGCCATCAGCCGAAAAATCAAGCAGCTTAAATGAAGGAGCGATAGCAGCATAAGATGCAACACCATCTGTAGTGAAGTAATCCTTCACAAGCACTCTGAAAGAATAGGCATTATCTGTACTGAACTTGCCAGCCGATGATATATATACCTTGTTCTCACCACTGTATGAATCTGTATAAGTTGCAAGAGTAGTCCATGTTTCACCATTTTTGTACTGGATCATGACAGACTTATCATTTTTATTTGCAACAGGTGCAATTGAAAATGAATAAGTAATCTTAACCGCTGTACCTTCATCGTCTGCTTTGTTAGTCGATACATTCCAACGTTGTGCAGTGACATTCTTAACAGTCGGTGACCACCACTGCGTGACACTGATATTCTTCGAAAGTGCGGCCTTCTGTCCTCTTGAATCTGTAACTGTCGATTTAAGTGTAACTGTGCCAGATGATTTCAACGGCTGAGTTGTAAAGAAACTGTTTGGTCCAGGTATGATCTGTCCATCAATCTCATTGTAATAGTAAGTAATTGAAGCACCGTTCTTCGCCGTTGCTGATACATTACATTTGACTTTCGAAACGCCCTGTATAATCGTTGATGCTCCGAATCTTTTTGCGATTGCAGCATCTTCATTTGTGTATGTGATTCCTGTTACAGTTGGCTCATAGCCCGATGGCAGTACTAAATCCAATCGGCAGTAGTTAGTACCGATGTACTTTCCGGCACGATTGTATGTATCTACCTTGAATGTCATATATGAATATGACGTGTTAGTCATCTTGCTGATCAGTGAAGTCGGTACTGTCCATCTGAATTCGTCATTCCACTGATTATCGGCAATCTGCACATTCATATCATAATAACTGTATGAGATTACATGACCAAAGTCAGATGATGCCCTAGGTGTCTTGATTGTCACACTGTTTCCAAAATAAACTGATGCTGGAGAACAGTATGGCTTAGTCGCTCTAGGAATGACATCGCAGTCAATCCCACCCGAAGCAGATACACTGCCCACATAACTACCCGAAAGAGTTACTTTCAATTCCTGTGAGAATGAGAAATCAAAATGCTTGCCACCGTTACTGTCATGAGGAATTCTAATATTCGTAACCGTCGCAAGTGTCTTCGTTCCACTTCCTCCGATAGTCACACCACCAGACCAGATGAGTGCGCCATTTGCCCACATAGAGCCGTATTTAGTAGCATTTGAATTGATATTCCACTTATAATACTTTGTCAGCGTAGCAGTCCATAAATCATAGTTTTCGTCAACATTGACACCTGTTCGTGTCATTGTCATTGTGACATTGCCATTACCGCCACCAAACGAAGCACTGCAAGTTGCATATGTTGCCATCAGTCACCACCTACTTTCTTAAATGTTAATGATCCATCGCGGTTAACAATGAATCCGAAGTTTCCAATCCTCAAGGAACTAGAAACTTCGATGTTTGAGTTATACATTCTGTTGTTAGCAAAATACGCTACTTCATCATTGTTCTGAAGAATAGAGTACTTGCTGTTTGTCTGTTTTGTCTTGAATTCAGATTCCTGTTTACCTATCTCTATGCCTTCTGCATTGAATCTGATATAAGTGTTCAGCTGAGTCTGATTGTTTGATACAGTATCCGAAAGAGAACTAAAGTCTTCTTTCTTTACGAATCCCATCTGAATGCTTTCCGTTGTCTGCTGAATAGTAGATACAGTAGAAGCAAGGTTTGCACCGTCAGAGGCACTGTAATAATTCTCTGATACTGTCTGTAAGATGGATGCCCTTGTCTGTTCTATAGACGAAGAAGCATTCTTGGTTGCCTGCTGCAGCTGATTGTTCATGTTGTTTATTCTGTTGTCGTAATCGTCAATGATTGACTTTAGGTCATTTGCAAGCACTGGGGTGGTCGTTGTATATGTTCCATCATCCCATAATATTTTTGACCTAACCCAGTAATAATGCTTGTCAATGTAGTCATCGGGAACGCTTTTCCACCCGTTACTGTTTGCATCGGGCATTTCCGTTGCTGAATCTGATAGGTAATACTCCGGAGTGATTGAGCGAATTCCCTGCCCGTCCTCGCCATCATTAACTCTCACGAGGGTCATGCTAGCCGATGCCTTAACCATATAATTAACCTTCTAGCTGAGCGCTGAATGTTGCCTTGTTTGTAATATCACCTGCACCGATTGTGTATGTTGCACCTGTTGCTACAGCAGTAGTTCCGCCGTCCTTATACCACTTGATGGTTCCTAATGCAGATAATGCAGAGCCAGTCACTTCAACCCCACCCTTATAGACATGAGCAGTTAAAGTTGTAGCAATAGCAGTGTTTTTAAAGATTGTTCCACCGCTTGAAGTGATTGCCATTGTGATAGCATCTAAGCCATCCTTCCCATTTGTGCCGTTTGTACCTTTGTAGGAAACTGAATATGATTCAGTATGCTTACCATCCGAATAGTTTACAACAGTCTTTGTCCATAGATACTGACCATTTGCCACGCTAGGCACTGTAGTACTCCATGTTCCTGTTGGAGGAGTAGTGCCACTTGTACCTGCCTGGTATGTTACAGATGTTGAACTTACAGTAACGCTTGTACCGTTTGAACCGTTAGAACCGTTTGTACCCTTGTAAGAGACTGAATACGCTTCTGTTGATTTGCCATCAGAATACTTGACTACTGTCTTAGTCCAAAGGAACTGACCATTCGGTACGTTTGGAACAGTAGTGCTCCACTCACCTGTTGGTTTAGTAGTTCCGCTTGCACCAACCTGGTATGTTACAGAAGTCGAACTTACAGTAACACTTGTACCATTCTGTCCTGTCTGCCCCTTGAATGCGATAGAGTAACTGAATGTCTTGTTAATTGTAATATCACCATCAACAACGATAGGGATAGTAATAGTACCACTCTTAGTTAATGCAGATGTTGCAGTAACTGTGATTGTTGGCATTGGTGACTTGCCGTCAGACACTGCTGAGATTCCTGTAGGGCATGTAATAGTTCCTACAGTACATGGAACCTGTTCGCTACCACATAATGCCATTACCTGTGTAGTTGTTGTCTGTGTACCGTTTACAGAAGTAGTAGTACCTAAGAATGTATAGTTGTCATTGGTTAATACAACCGAATAACCATCGGTTAAGTCGATAACGTCAATCTGATTGACCGCTTTAATTGCCATAATTTTCCTCCTAAATGTTTAACTCGCAGTTGAATACTGCCTTGAATTTAATGTCTTTTGCTGAAATAGTAAACATGAACCCATTATCATTGAGTCTTGAATCATCTAACGGGATCTTGCTGAATTCTGTCTCTCCATGCCTTTTTATGAGCCACTGCAGATATGCACCATCTCCGAATGTTTCTCTCAACTTAGAAGAGTTATCAATCACAACTCCACCCACATATACGCTCACTGTAAATATAGTTGCCACATCACTGTTCTTGAATGTCGTGCCATTTGATGATTCTATACATAACAATATAGAATCCTCACCTTTAGCACCTGTGATACATACTGGTGTACTGTATGTGACAGTATTGTTGATCGTCGTGGCTGTTCTCTGCCAGATATATATTCCAGGACGCCAAGTCGGCGCAGTCTCTGACCAGCCACTTTGAGGAGACGTAGCCCCATCAGTTGAACTAGCATACTCACACACAAACTTCTTAACAGAGCCTTGTGCCTGTTTTAGCGCTTCTCCTGTTTTCTCTTCAACCTCCGAAACCCTTAGCGATATCTTCTCATTAGACAGGCTTAATTGAGCCATCTTGTCATTGATGCCTTCCTGTTCCTTTGCGATTATATCTAGTTTCAATGATTCCTGGTCCTGCTGGACCTGCAGTTTTCTGATTCGTGTTGTATTAGATACACGTTTCACTGTCTTTTCTTCGTTCTTTGTTGTAACACTGCCGTCAACCGTAGACATAGAGAACTGTCCACCTTTATAACTGACAGTTAGATCAGATACAAAGAAAGTGAATTCATTGCTGTTATAATTGACAAGACAACCAGGAAGAAGGTTATCAACCGATATCATTGTGACATTCTTCACCTGGTTGAAAGTCAATCCTTTAAGTCTGTCATAGATGCTGTCTATAATGCTCTGTTCATCTGCATATAGATTTGCTGAATCAATAAACAGCGTATTGCCTGTTTCGTCGCCTTTAGAAAGAGGATTGAGACCATTTTCAGCATATACTCTTGTGAGTGTATACACCTCATTCTTCTCATAGTCTGTTAAATCCTGTGTAGCAGCAAAGGCAGTCTTTTCAATTGGAACAAATCTAATAGAATCAATTCCCTCTGCATAGACATTAGCTGCAAACAGTTCAGCAATCCACCCAAGATAGTTTCTTATCACAATCGTGTTATCGTACCATGATACGCTCTTATCAAGAACGTACTGCGGTATTCCTTCACGAATAATAGAAAGACCAGTCAGATTTTCAATCTCGTCTAGCTGGTCTTTTATAGTGACAGGATAAGACAGTTTAGTATCGTATGCCTTGTCAAGAGAATAGTTGTTGTCATACATCTTGAGAGTAAGTTCTTTAGTGTACTTCTCCGGCTGATCATACACCTTAAAGTATCTTGTATCAGATGCATCATTCTCCTTGACTTCCCAGTACCTGCTGATGTCGATATTGTCAAGAATGCCGTCATAGTTGTCGAACTTCATTGTCAGTTCAATCGATGGCACATTGCCTATCATACGGCAGTCAGCAAAAGAGACAGACATCTTATAATCAAGAAGTCTGTCCGTTACATCATTATTTCCGTATTTAATAAGCATAGTATCACACCTCTATTAAAGAAACAGAGAATGATTCTGCTTTTATTCCTGTCTTAACTCTTTTGTAGTTATATTTTTTATTCCCTGCATACATTATCTTGGTTCCTCTTATGCCATGATCAGGGATATATAACTCGCAAGTAAAAGTTGATGGTGTTAATGCTTTAAGAAGTGACATAACATCTGTCAGAGGCGTTATTTTGTACGTTAAGGTCACTTTCAGCATATTCGCACGAATTCTGTTCCTTCTCAATACACCAGTAGATACCGGTCTAACACTATCGCTATCAAGATCACTAATCTCTACACTTATTTCAGAAGGTGTAGGAAGTGCTGTACCATTAACTTTTATTTTCGCTTCATCTGCCATAAGTAGCACCTCCTAATAGTCAAATACAGGCTTTCCTGTACGTGCTTCATAATCTTTGATGTTATCAATTACCATTTTGGTAATAACCTTGCCATCTTCTAATACCAGATTAATAACATAAGTGGCATTTCCTCCACCTTCCTGGACAGGCATTCTTTCAATAAGTCTCTCAGCAATCATATCAAGACCTCTTGTATTTCTCTGTAAAGGAATAACTGCTTCTGGTCCTGCCTCACCAAAGACTGCAGGTGTAGCTCTATCTACAACAGCACCTTTTGCCAGTCTAGGCACCTCAGAAATATGGAATCCTTTGCCACCAACTCCTGGAACCCAATTAGGGACCTTAATCTTATTAATCCCCCTGATGAACGTGTTAATCCCACTGATAATTGCATTCAATGGTGCCTTGAATATATTTCCCAAACCAGAAATAACGCTATGGAATATCTGTTTTACACCTTCCCACGCTTTTCTCCAATTACCTGAAAAAGCACCTTTGATGAATGTGATAATACCATTGAATACACCTTTTGCCATTTCCCAGATTGATTTCACTTTTGCCAGGAATCCATTTAAGCCGACCCCCAAAAGACCTAGACTCTTTGTCCAATCTGTATAAAAGATAGTTTTGAGGAAACCGCTGAACCCTTCAAAGATCTGTTGAATTCCCTTCCATGCTTTGTCTGCATCGTGCGTGAACATACCTACAAAGTAATCGATTAATCCTTGGAAAATTTTAGTTACAGATGCAACAATTTTTGAAATAATATTTCCCCACGTTTTGAAGGAATTAGTTAAATTTCCTACAACAAAATCAACGAGAGGAGAAAGGATATTCTTCCATAAGAAATTGATCACATCACCTACCGTATTAATAACTGGCTTCATCGATTCCCACATCTCTATTACACCTTTTAATGCAATGCTGAGAATAGTTACAAGGAAATTAGCAAGAGGAGCCATAATATTCTTCCAGAATGATAATGCAACAGTTGCAACTGCCTCGACAGCTTTCACAAATACTTTTGCAAGAAATGTTGCAATAGGCACTATGATTGTATTGAACACATCAAGTAAGAAAGAGAATAATGGCTGAAGAATATTCTTATAAATATTTTTTAATATCTCCATTAATGCATTCACTGCATCAATCACAATTTTTCTAAACGTTTCGCTTGTCTGATAAAGATAAACCAATGCAGCAACAACTGCACCGATTGCTACTGCTACAATTGCAGCAGCTCCTGCTGTTGTTCCTAGTACTCCCTGAATAACAGACAGTACTCCCCAGTTTGAAACTGCCAGCCACAACTGCTGGAAAGGAGCAATAAGAGCCGTAACAGCAGAAACAATAGCTCCCCAATGCATTATTGTCTCAAATGCTAAAAAGCCTGCCACTATACCTGCAATCAACGCAATGATAATAGGCTGATTTTCATCAAACCATTTTCTTAATTCCTTAAGTTTTTTCAGAATTTTATCTACTGCTTTCGAAATCTTATCACTGCCCTTATCTGCTTTGTCTTCTCCTTCTCCCCAATCAATTCCACCAATATCATAGCCACCATCACCGACACCGCCAGCTCCTGTTCCTCCGTTTCCTCCTTGGCCGCCTGCTCCTGATGAATCCGAAGAATCGATATTATTTATCTCATCTATTGAGGCCAGTGTGCCTAAAGCCTTGGCGATCTTTTTGGCCTGTCCCTCTGTTCCTTTAAGCGATTTATTTAAACCCTTAGAAGAGTTGCCCGCAGATTTCATAGAACTTCCTGCTGATTTTGAAGAATTTCCAACAGAATTAATTGCTTTTGTTATCTGTTTTGTACTAGTTTTTGCAGAGTTGGACTTTTTACCAAATAATTTGCCAAAAACACCCGCAATAACATTTGCTACAGTAATAACCTTCCCGATTACTGTATTGAGTACTCTGATAACAGGTGTAAAAGCTGCAACAAGGCCATTACCAATAATGCCAAGAAGCTGTTTCCATTGTTCCTGTAGTATTCTGACCTGGTTTGCCCATGTGCCACTTGTTCTAGCAAAGTCTCCTTGTGCAAGTGACAACTGCTGCATAACATAGTTATATCTTAAAGTAACAAGTTCTGCCTGGCTCATATTGTTGATATTTGTTGTAATACCTTGAGATAGTGCATACTGCTGCAGATTTGTCTGTGTCATTACGATGCCAAGATCTTTTAAGGTCTCAGTTTCTCCAGTGAATACAGATTTCAATTTCACATCTGCTAATTCTTGTGAAATATTATAGAAAGATGCAACGTCTCCTGTTAATCCAGCAAGCGATATTGCCATGTCACTTGCTTTGTTTGCTCCAAGGCCCATGCTTGAAGCCATTGCCATATATGTAGAGGCCGTTTTCTTTGCACTGAGTTCACTCATACCGAACTGCTGAATAGAGTTGCTGGCAAACTTTTCAGCTTTCCATGACATATCACCAAATGCTACATCAACAACGTTCTGTACTTCGGTAAGATTGGATGCTATGCCTATTGCCTGTCTGCCTAATCCAATCAATGCCTTAGTACCTTTGTATGCTGCTGCACCAATTGCAGCAAAGCTGAATGCAGATTTGATTTTTCCAAAAGCATTATTTATGATATCGGTTTGATTGTTTATGTTTTTACTTGCGCTTTTTGTCTGATTGACTGCATCATTCAATGAAGAATTGAATTTGCTTGTTTCAGCGGAGATTATAACTTTAAGTTCCTCTAATGTCATCTGCTTTCACCTCCACCGTATTTTTTGTTATGATAATTTGCAAACTTTCTTCTCTTTGCTTTGAAGTTTTCAAATTCATTGTACTCCTGCTGCTTTTTATGCTTTTCTTTCTCTTCTTCGAACAGACCAGGATAATAATCCCAAAGACCATGCATCTCTTTTTGATTATCATTTCCATTAACAATAAGATCGATGCCTTCTATAATCTGTTGAGCAAGGTTATGAGCATGTATTGCCTGTTGTTTCTGTTTGTATTTCTCTCTTCTTCTGTAAGAATCTATTTCATCTATAATATCTCCAAAAGATGAATTCCAGAATGCATCAGTGCTTATACAGCAGTCAAGAGCGATAGGATATAATTCATTGATCATATCGCTCAGTGTCTGATATTCTACATCTGCTCTTTTGCTTCCTCGATATTTTCGTTCATCGTATCTGCCTGAGCCTGTGAGAAAAAACCACTTACCTGAAAAATTGGAAGAAACACATCAGTCATGAATGAAAGCTGTGAACCACCTTCTTCTTCATATTTATCAAATAATTCAATTACGTCTTTTTCTTTGATGCCATGATTGTATTTCTTTATTGCACCATGAGTGATAAGCAGCATCACCTTAAGTGGTGGCATCTCGTTATTTTCAGTATTTGACGAAATAACGCTTAATAGATTTGCGTTGAACAAACTTTCAAGTCTGATTATTTCCTGGGTTGTGAGTTTTAACTTATATTCAGTATCTCCTACCTTCCACAAAGCGAAAGGCTGCTTTTTTTTCTGTTTCTTTACAGGTTCTTTTTCTTCTTCAAGAATATCTAAACCTTCTGATAATGCTCCCATTTTATGCCTCCTTTATCCAATAATTGGGTCAGTGATTGTAAACGCAGATGATAATGCAATGTTCATATCAAATTCAATTACACCATTGACTCCTCCGCCTGTTCTTTTTAATGAAATCTGTCCATTGAATTCTGTAGTAGTACCATCTTTTAATGTTTCTTTAAAAGATAATACTTCCCCACTCTCTTCATATTTTCTTAATACTCTGTATGGGCTGTCAGTTTCTGTATTATCATATTTGAATTTATATGTAATATCTCCTGGATCTCCGATACCCATTTCATATACTTTCTGTGTGTCATCAAGATCACTGTTTTCTACTTTCTCAGGTTCAACACCAATTTCTGGCAATTCTTTTAATCCCTTTAATTTGGTATAGCTTGTTACTGTCTTGCTTTTAAATTCTAACTTAGCACCATTTGCTAACATAATGATTCCTCCATTAATTTAATTTGTATGATAGATAAACTGCTTCTTGCAGTCTATGATTGCTTCATATCTCATCTGTTTATGTTTTAATCCGCTTGGATCCGGCACATCGGAACATGATGTTCTTAGGAATCCTAATGTTGTCATCACATCATCTACGTCACAAGCAGTCTGACTGGTACTGTTGTTATCCCAGATGTCAATCCTGTAGCGAATGTATGATGACTGTTCTTTATCATCTGTGAACTCTTCAACCTTATTTTCTTCTTCAACAAACTGCACAGCAGGAAGCATAGACCAGTTGTGTGGATATGCGTCACTTGCATTTTCAGAAACCTTAGATAATTCTTTATATACGATGTCTTTTACATTAATCATTTTATTTACACCTTTCTTTGAGTTTTTTCATAAGCAATTTCCTAGCATTATCATTTATCTTATCTATATTGTCATGCATCGCCGGATACATGAATGGTCTAGCATATTGCCCTTTTGTGAGATATCCAATAGGCTTATCACCTTTATATACAACTTTAAAACCATATTCTTCCGCTCTATCAGGTGTCATCGCATCACCTGGTATCATCCATCCCTGTTGCTTATAACGCACATTGACATTTGGTGAAATTCCATTGTGATTTGCTTCACCATTTGGTCCTGTACCAAACTCATAATAAGCAGCATAAGGAGAATTAGTATAAACAGTTGCTTCTGCACCTTTTGATGTACTTTTGTTTCTTACTTTCACAGATCTTATTAGGTCACCACTTACATATGTAATAAGAAGTCTTGCTTGTGCCTGTACCAATAATCCGCCTTGTCTTACAGCCTGTGTGCATACTTCCGATGCATCATTAGCAGATATCTGCTGAAGCTTTGAGATAAGTCTGTCTGCATTTTTTAGATTGCTCATAATCTTTCAATCTCTATGTGCTTAAAACGCTTATATTTCTGCACACTGACGACTTTATAATTTACACCCTCATAAATAATCATGTCGTGAACATTTATCGTTAAAATACCATAATAATGCATATTCATGATTGCATGGATGCGCATCCCATAAAGTTCAAACTGCGTTGAACTACTTGCTGGATAAATAATCGCTTCATCATCGTATCTTTTGGATTCATATTCTTCTATATTATTACCCTCAGAATCTTTATAAGGTTTGTATCTTCTAAGAGTGAACTTCTTCAGACTTTTTTTCTTCATCTCTTCTTCTCCTTGCTATTGGTGTTAGGCGATAATTATCTACTGCTGATAATATCTCATCTTCTTTCAGATAAGATTCGTTTTCTCCACCTTCACTATATGATGCAAGTCCTTCATTACCTCTTCTTTCGTATCTTACAAGTGCAAGACTAAGAACATGATCATAAAGAGGTTCTATAAGTTCTGATCTGTTTGCTCTCATAAGAACTCTTTTAGCAGCATTAGAAACAAAAAGAGAGACTATATCATTATCAGTCTCTCCAGTAAGAATTTTAAAATCTCTTTTGATGCTATCCATTCTTATTTGCCTTGATTACAGCAAAAAGCTCATCTTTTGTAAGAGAGTCGTCTGCATCAATATTCATTTCTTTTGCTAGTTCTTTGAGTTCTGCAATATTCATCTTGCTTAAAGGTTTGTTCTTCTTAGCTGATTTTTCTTCAGATGATTCAGATGATAGCAAAGCTTCTAAGTCATCTTCTACGATATAATTAAGCGGATCTGCTTTACATACTTTTATCACATCTTTATTGATACATTCTGTAGTGATACCCGTATTAATATTTTTAATAAAGCTCATTTAAATCAGTTCCTTTCTTCTATTCAGGATTAGCAGTCAATACAGCAATGCATTTAGACTGGAATACCTTTGCACCATAGACATGTAACCCTTTGACTGCATCAGAGAATCTTTTTTCTGGTCTGTATGCCTCTGTCTTTAAAATCTGTTCTGCATATGAGCCAGCTTCTTCTGTACCACCGATGATCTTATACTTTGTCTTTGAAGTATTAGGTACATTGTTTGATACGTAAACCGTGAAGCCTGCTGCATTACCTACTTCACCGCCTTCTAGGATTGCTTTGTTGTAATCTGTACCATTACCAACAAAGCGCTGATCCTTTAATAATAAACCATGATACCACGCTGGAATGACTACCCAACGTCCCACTGTAGGAACATTCGCTTCTGTTAATTTAACTCCAAGATCCACCAATAAATCATAAGCAGTTTCTTTTGTCGGCACTTTTGGAGTTGTATCATCACCAATAGTATTATCAGTATGTACATTGATAGCTAATAGATTGGCTGCAAATGCATCTACCACATCATTCATTGAATATGCTGCACGCTCCATGGCTTTATCCATTAGTTTTGGGTTTGTTTGAGCGTTATCAACATCATCTACTGCAAAGTTAAAATACTTTGCCTGGTCAATTTTCAATTCCTGCTGTTCACCATCCAAATCGTCCGGTGCATCAATATCAGTTCCTTTTACATAATCTTTGATAGTGATATCACCAATTTGGTTTACTTTTACGGTATCACCGAAGTTTTTGATTTCTCCTTCATAGTCTCTATTAAGAAGATTCAAATATACGTGTCTCTTATCTAAATGGTTTAATAATCTTGCACTCCAAATCTGCGGAATAAATTTAGTTACTGACATATTCTGTTATTCTCCTATTGTTTCATTAATTTTTGTATTTCGTCCCAGTTGTTGTTGATTTCTTGGGCACTCATATTTTTTAAAGAATCCATAGTAATTGCACTGTTCTCCGGTGCCTTTTTAGGTGGTTCTTTTCCTTTGATACGCTCTTCAACAGCCTTTTCAACAGCAAACTGAAAAGCCTTCTCAACTGTATCGATGGACTGTTTACACGCATCAGCATCTGTTAGATTAAGAATTTCAGCTAATTCTGTAGGAATACCCTTATCAGCAAGCTGAACTTTTGCCTGTGCAGTCAGTTCTCTTCTGGTAATTGCTGCTTCTCTGTCATCGAGTTCTTTTGCTCGTTTTCTTTCCTGGTATTCCTTTTTCTCTTTTTCACTCATATTTTCAAGCTTTTGAGCCTCTGTTCTCTGATCTTCAAGATGCTTTTCCCAGGACTTTCTTTCTTTTGCAATTCTTCCTTGAACAATTTTATCAACATCTTTCTGGGTAAACGTCTTTGGTTCCTGAGTTGATCCGTTGTTATCCTGAGTGTTCTGATCCTCTTGACCATCGCCAGTATTCGCTTCATTTCCCGGGTCTTCAGCAAATAGCTGCAGATTAAGAGGCATCATTTTATTTTTATCTTTCATTACAATTCTCCATTTAAGGTCCGTATGACCATCCCATCTTTTTGTGTCATAAGTTTTTGGACAATAATACAATGCTTATTTTTCTTTTTTTACATCGTCCTGATAAGTAACAACAGCTTTCAGTTTGATAAGTTCTTTAGCTCTTTCTTCATCAGCTTCAAATACTTCACCGACATATCTGACAACACCGCATTGCTTATCGATAAGATTATGAATAACTTTTAGCTTCATCTTCTATCCTCCTTTCTTCTTATTTCAGACAAAATAAAAAGACATCTAACAATGCCTATGCCTGTTCTTATTCTTTTCCAATACACTTGATTTACTTTTTTCTTTAGGCGGTCCTTGTGATAATTCTGATACTTCATGATATTCATGACCGCAGATCATGCATTCATAGTGCGTATTCCTTACCATACAGTTTCTATGATTGTCATAATAATATTTAGAATTAACCTCATAATAACAATGCCTATGTTTTCTTAGACCCTGGGCCATCATTTACCTCCGTTCTGGGCAAAATAAAAACCGACTAACAGTCGGCTTCGTAACATTCTAAATCTTCAAATTTTAGCGTCATCATAGATTTAATCTTCTCTATATCCTTCTCTAATAATTCGCAATCAGGAATTTCATCTCTGAATCTTCCAAAATGTTCATATTGATAGATCCAATATGTCAATTGTTCTTCGATTCGTTCTTCCAAGTCATGATGTTCTAATTCAAATAATCCACATGCAATAAAATACTCACACAATCTCAAATCATCCACATCTCCAAGTTCATAAAAAACATAAGAACTACCGTAGGAAATAGGATTCACATCTGGCTTTTGTGCATTCATCCAGCTATATACATCTTCTTTTCTATCTAAATAGCTTATTTTTTCCTTTTCCATCTATCCCTATACCCCTCTCTTTCTTTATCGATTCCTTTATATCTTCTCTTCATTCTAGATTCTTTCGTAGAAACCACTAAAACTTTGACATTGGGATGTCTTAGCATAAATTGCTCCATTACTCCTTTGCAACTTTCACAAAGTTGCATTTCAGATAACAAAAATAATTCATGCTCATCATTATCAGTAATTTTTAAATTTGCTAACTCAAACAATTTATATTCACTGTCTACTTCTCTATCATGAGTTCCTATTACTTTGGTTTCAAAAGTCTTTTTATCAGGTTTTAAAATTAATTTTGATTTATCACCCTTGAAATTTTTATATGCTTTATCATCACTGCTATTAGCTTTGCTATGTGCAAAAAAAGTGTCTCCATCTAATTCCATAATTGCAAAATTACCACTTGTTTTATAATCAGATGAAAATAATTCTCTTTTTGCAGAAAATGCTTTTTTATCTAAATCGAAAATTTTCTGTGCAGGCATGTTGTGTCTAGTATGATTTTCATATTGATTGACAATGCGAAACTTTTCTATCAAATCTTTCCATCTATCAGTATCATTATACTTCAAATCTTGAAATTCAGGTAGTGATAATGGAATATTTTCTTTTCCTAATAAATCCAGATATTTTTTATGCTGTATCCTATCTTTCGTAACATTCTTTGTTTTCTTTATATAGACATCGACAGTATCAACTCCATGCTTTTCTTGTTGTCTTTTTAACCACTGATCATAATTTTCTTTAACATCTACAACTTCATCCTTTCCAGTGATTGAATTACGCTGTCTTTTCTTCATATTGTCAGTGATTCCTTCGATATATGGAATCATATGGGAACGACAGTTAGGATGAAGTGGAGGGACATTAACTCCTATCTTTGCGTCTTGGACATTTATAATACTTCTATCATGCTGCTGGCATATCTTTGATGTTCTGCCATCATGAACAGCTATGAACATCTCTTTCTCGATACCTGCATCCTTGAAATTAACAAGATCAATAGAATTGATGAACGCAGCCATCTCTGTCCTTACGAGTCTTTCACAATTTGCTGCACCTGCTGCAAACTTATCCTGTAATGTTTTGGACATTTCTTTATGAGTCTTTCCCATAATAGCCCCCAGCATCAGCTGATCCTTTAGCTCATTGCCTAGATTCTGTGCATTTCCCCATATTCTTTTAGAATAATTCTTATCATACCAGGCTGATTTGAGCATATGATCCTCGAGTGTTGTGTCTATTTCAGCAAAGTCATAAGCAATCCCCATACCTTTTGATATATTGAACACATTTCTGTAATAACCGTCATATATCCCTTTTAGATAGGCATCTGTGCTTTTTTCTTTTTCAAGATTATATTCCAGCCTCATCAGAGAATCCAATTTGTTCTGTAATTCCATTAGTCTATTTATTCTTGCCTGATAAGCTGGAGCATCAAGTTTTTTTAAAAGCTCTTTTTTTGCACTGCTTGATGGATTGTTTTCAAGCTTCCTCTTCAGTTCTGCATAATCATAATCATTCACAAGATTGTTAAGCAGTTCTCTTGCTTCCTTTTCTGACATAGGTGCTGAATCTGTTCTATGATGATTTCTGTATGAATCAAATATTCCCTCTATCTGTTTATCTGTATACAGATAGGCTTTATGATAGAACCTTTTTACTTCTTCGATATCTGCAACGGCATTCTTAATAGCATTATCAAGTTTTTCAGACTGACGTTTTTTCCAGTATTCTTCATTTTTCATATATCAACTAAGAAGCCTTATTAATACCGATAGAATCTGATTCATCATCTTCACTATCGGAAGGAGCATCTTTTTCATCATAGAATGGAACCTCATTTTGAGATTTGAATAATGCCTGCTGTGTTTTGATATTTTCTTCATTTTCTTTCTTTACCTTTTCTGCTTCATTAGAAGCATCCTCAACAAACGGAAGCTGTTCGATAAGAGTTTCATTTGATACCTTTCCACTTAAATTCGCAATCATCTGTGCAAGTTCATTTAAATTTTTAGGAAGTTTTCTAGTGAAAGTTATCTTGATATTGTTCTTATTGATGTTAATTGCTTTAAGGCCAAGATAATTACAGAATAGTTCTATCCTTCTTCGCAGACCTTTCTTGTAATACTTTTCTTTTTCTCCAGTAATCATTTGAAGTCCGAGAAGCTTATATTCCATTGCTACTCCTGAACTATTTCCTACAAAATTTTCATCTGTAAGATTTGGTACATGAGAAAAAGTATAGATATCTTCTTTAATAGCTTTTCTTAATACTTCCATTCCGCTTTCATCGAACGTTCTAGAAATATATTCTGCTCTTGCTTCGCTTGGAAGTTCTAATAAACCATTCTCTTTTAGAATCTTCATTGTTTCGCTGACTTCTTCATTATCGTCACCCATCAGAGAACCGTAGACAACTAGCAGAGCCTCAACGAACTGTTCTTTATCATTGACACGATCACTCATTAATTTGTTATAGGCATCTATCAAAGATATCTGCTGTTCAAAATCACCTATGCATAGCTTATTGTTTCTGTATTCGATTATTGGAACATCCCCGAAATAATGAGGAACCATTTCTTCAATCATCCTATGCTTATGACTAGAACAATCTATAATCATCGTATATCTATAATTCTTTGTTACCACTGTTGCACGATAGCAATACTGATCAGTGATTGCATCTTTAAATCTGTAATAATAAACACCAAAAAGAAGATTCTGTTCAATTGTGTCATCATAAACAAGAAATGTATGATCTGCTTCAATGTTTCTAACAGCAATATCCGTAGTATCCTGTTTGATATAAACATATTCATACGCAACACCACAGACACTCATATCATGTGCATTATCCGAATCAGCATCATCAACATCTGCATTATCAAAAGCATCTGTTAGTTTATCCAGCAATGTTTCATCATCACCATCATAAGTGTTATAGGATATTGGAGAATTCATGAAGTATCCAGTAGCAGTATCGGAAATGTCCTTAGCATGATTGCATATTACTTTGTTGTTCGCAGAACCCTTATATTTTTTCTGCCTTCTTTTTATGTCATGCTCTCCTTCATAGTATCTTTTATTTTTTTTGATTTTTCCTATGATATTCCTATGCTTATTAATCAGACTTTCTATCTGTACGATATTAAGTGATGACTCATCATATCTTTCTGCATCGATAGTAAATATATACATCTAATGTTCCTCCTATATCAGACATATTTGCTTCTGTTCTTTCCTGCACGTGCTTTTGATGCAATTATGTCTGTCTCACATCCATATCGTGCAGCATCTATTGAATGGTTGTTCTTATCCGGAAATTCGCCTTTTAGATTTCCATCCTTATCTTTTTCGATTTCATATTCATTAAATTCTCTGTATGCGTTAGGACATCTAACAGGATCAATAATTATCTGTTCGAGGTCCTGGAGCCATTTGATTCCGTTTTCTACACTGTCAGGCCCTTTCTTAGCACCTTTAACTCTTAAACCTAACAATTTGAATTCGTTGATGGTACGAGGCTCTGCACTATCACATGTCACTAATTTATTCAACGGATTAAGCTTCTTGATCATCCTTACTGCCTTCTCGTTTGAAAGACGTGTGCCGTAAACCTCAGCAAAAATAAAAAGACGTCTACGCGTCTTATCAAAATGCATCTTTACACATGCTAATGGGTCACCAGCATACCCAAAGTCTAGTCCGAATTTTAATCTATCAAATACATCAATTTCTTCTTTTGTGATCTCTCTAATATCAAGGTTTGTAAAAACCTCACTACCTGTACCAGTTACTTCACCTAGATAGTCATGATTGTATTTTTCAATATTTGTTTTCTTGGTGTGTTCTGCTTCAATTAGAAACTGCTCCCCAAGCCACTCAGGAGGTGCCTGTAAGTAAGTTGTATGAGAGACATATGTATCATCTCTTTTTACTAAAACTTGCCTGTTGCACCAATTTCTTTGTGATTCAGGAGGGTTGAAAGAATAAAAGACACAATACTCATGACCACCACGAAGGAGTGACTGGTTGATATTGGTTATCTTGTCATAAGTCTCGAATTCGTCGCATTCTTCATACCAGACATATTTAACATAACCTATATGGACCTTTGTTGACTTCATTTTTTTAGGTTCATCGGCACCCTTGAATATTATCTGCTGACCTGTTGGCATATAAGTCATTTTTAATTTAGACTCAGGTATTAACCAATCATCTTGAGCACCTAACTTATAGATGCCCCACTTAATCTGTTCATACACTGAATCTCGGAGCGTATCTTTTACTCGCCTCATAACAACTGCATTACTCATTACACCTCGCTGTGCATCTCTCATAATGCCTAAAGGTATCTCAACACCGATAAAAGAAGATTTTAAAGAGCCACGCCCACCTTTTAGCCAATAATGCGTGTAGTCATTGTTTTTTACATGCTTATGAACTTCATAGAAAGCCGGACCAATGGTAGATTTCAAACTAACCTTATTCATCTATATCATCTACAATCACTGTCTTGCCGTTCGATGTAACATCTACATTGTCTGTAAACATACCAAAACGCTTGCCTAATAGTTCTGCAGCTTTAAGCCTTTCTTTCTCGTCCGGAGGCTTCTGTATGACCTTCTGCATACCGTTACCGTTCATGATCATTACATATGATTCCGATTTAGCGCGCATAACAGATGTAAGATATTCGACTACTTCTTGAATGTCGGCTGTGTTATCGTTGTGAATCTCTTCCATTTTTTCAGAGATATATTTTTGTATCTCTTCTTTTTTTAAAAGCTTTGAAGCAAGAGGTGCTGCACTGGTGGCACTTTTACAATTGGCATAGACTGTTAGATATGCTCTTGTAGCATTAGTATCTTTTAGATACTCATCACAAAATAGTTTCTGCTTTTCTGTCATAGTCGCACCCCTTTCTCATCAAGTAATAAAAAAAGAGGCTTTGTTATGCCTCTCTGCTTAATTTGCCTCTTTTTACCATTATATAACATTTAAATGCGCAATGTTGCGCCGTTTAACGTTTATAACCGTGTATTCACGCTAATCTAGAATAACAATCATCTTTTCAATTGCATCATGTATGTACTTCTCCGCTGTCCTCTGTGATACGTGCAGCATATCAGCTGTATCATAGATGCTCATTGATTCGATATATCGATAGAAAAGTACATCTCTATGATTGATATCATCTAGTTTATCTATATTTTGACGTATGAGAGCCATTTCTTCTAAACACCTATCCTTCATCATGATGTAATCGTTCTGAGTCTTGGGCTCTGAATATGAACCTGTCGGACTGTCTCTATATGAGATGGCTTTAACATTGATTAACTTATTCTGTAGATAGTCTGCTTTGTCTTTAAGATTTCTATATGATTTTAAATATGTTCTGACTTCTTCGGCTGTCATACGTTACCTCCTGATTACTCAAAAATGAAAAATAAATAAATCACTATCACCAATACAAATAGAATAAAAAACAATTTAATTTCACTCCTCCTTATCTTTTAAAGTATATACATAATATTTTCTTGGGGCAGTGCTAGGATGCCTTGCATTGTATTTATCGCTGTGCTGATTGCTTGCCTTGCAGTAGAAACTAGCTAATCCAATGGATAGCCTATTAGCGCATTCTTCAGCAGTGCCTGCAACAATTACATTGTCATTCATGTCATAGACAACATAGAACTGCCTATCTTCATAGCTTGCTTTTTTCTTTTCTTTCTTGTGTACTTTTCTATGAGCATATACATTTGCCATATATTCCTCATTATCGTATGCACTCCCTATTTTAATAGGTATTTCATTTGAAAATACACTTTCATGCTTATATATACGTTGCCATCTATGTTTTAGAGCTAATTGAGTAGCATCAACATACTGACTTATCTTTTCTATTGATCCAGTTATATCGGTTCTTTTTCCGTTACGATATAAAACAAAGTTTCCCATTTAACCTCCTTTCTGGAAGAGAGAAAGAAGTCCTTTACTCTGTCTTTTGATTTTCAATTCATTCTTTCTGTCTTCCCAGTAGCATCATAACTTAGTTGGATAGTAGCAAAATTAACGCTTCTTACTCTTATTCTTTGCAAAGTAAGGTGAAGAGATGGAAGCAAAGCCATGATACTGCTGTTGTTATTAGGTTTTAAGAATATGTTAGGGCATCAAGTCCATGTGAGGATCTTGCTTTTAGAAACAAATCTATTAAGAGTAATCCATATAGATTTTCTTATTTTAAATTTTCTTATGAGTTAAACAAAAAAGAACTCAATGCCCTGTGTAGTTATCTTATGAATTCATGCTGAATAAATGAGAGTAAATCTAAATAATGGGCACGATCTGTCTTAGATGTCTGTACTCCGTCTAGAGACTGAATCAGATTATTACCATTTTTTAGTCGTGTAACATATACTATTCTTCCGATATCATCATAGTAGTTATTATCATACCAAAAATCGCCAAGCTCTCTTTTAGCGACAAATTCCTGTAAATATCTGATACGTTGCTCTGCTAGTTTCTTAGAATAATAATATTCTTTATGCAGTAAAGTGGTGGAATTACTATTTGTGTAAAATGATATTTTAAAAGGGTACTCATTTTCTTTTGCTGTTCGCAGTTTAAAATAAACTCGATTTAAATCAATGATAGAAAAATGTGTTCTCATGTATTCTTTTTCTTCTTCTGTTTTTGGCTCTTTAAATACATCGAACACTTCAACAAAGTTGCATAGCAATCTTCTGCTTCGTTTAGTTTTAACTTTTCCTGATACAACTTTAATTATTGGTTCAACATCTTCAATAATTCCATCTATTCTTTTAAATTTCAACAAATTATCAGCATTGCGTGACGCATATAGATTGCCATTCTCTGCATATTTTTTTAGTATTCTTGGTGTGATTTCAAACAACTCTGATATTTTTGCTAAGCTGCCACATCCTACGAGTTCATCTGTATACGCATCATAGACATAGTACGTGTCTGTTCTTTTACCTCGCATTTTATATACCTCCCTTGTCATTTCTTGTCAGTTATTATTTTCTTTATCTTCTTCTATGCCATTCACAACCACCGACATAACAATTAAAATTGCAACAGCAATCACAGATAACACAATAAAAATCCCAATGATCAGCATGACAATAGCAAATATAGAAAATACATTTTCTAATACCTGTAATAAAATCATCTATATCATTCCCTTCTTAACTATTACATATATTTATCATGTGAGTATTTAACGTTCTTGGTATCAGTCTTCGCATAGATCATAGTCGTATCAATCTGCTCGTGACCTAACATCAACTGTACCTGTTCAATTGGCATACCTTTTCTAAAAGCAGTAGTTGCTGCAGTTCGTCTGAACCTATGAGGATGTATATTTTCGAATCCACATTCTCTGCCGAGTCTTCTGATAGCTATTTCTACACCACTTATTTTCAATCTTTGATGTTTTCCTTTAGTTTTATCAACAGCAACGAATATATATTCATTCTCTATATTTTTTCTAGCATCAAGCCACTGCTGCATCCTGAGCACACTTAAAGTGTTTAAATAGCATACTCTTTCTTTAGCACCTTTGCCGAAGACTTTAATTTCTTTACGCTCTAGATCTAAGTCTTTTAATTTAGCAGTTGTCAGTTCTCCTATACGACAGCCAGTCGTAAGAAGAAATTCAAAAATTGCTTGATCTCTCACTACCTTCAGCCACATTTTCGTTCCTACTTCATTAGCGCTCTTCTTTTCTGCGAGCTTATCTCGCATAACTTCAATCTGATCATCAGGAATAGGTTCTTTAATCACTTTATCTACTTTTATTTTCTTCATGGCTTTCATCGGATTGCCATTCCTCAAATAGCCTTCATCCATTAGCCACGTAAAGAAGGACGAGAAGTTTCTTCTGTCGTTATTTATAGTTACTTTTGATACTTCTGGATAATCAATCATTCTTCTCGCAAAGTGCATTCTCACATCATCTCTAGTCCATTCAAGTACACTTTTTTTGATATAAAAGTGAAGC